GTAGGCCCGCTCGTTGTAGAAGCGGTTCCAGCGGCTGGTCGTCTGCGAGCGCAGAGCGTCGTCCACGCGGACCACGTCATCAAGGACGATGGTCGCGGGCCCCTGCCAGATCTGCTCCTGGAGCGTAAGGCCGTCCGTTTGCAGAGTCCGCCCCATAGTTACTCTAGGCCCAGAAAATTACCGGCCATTGCCGGCCCGCATCTGCTGCCGCTCGGGGAAGTGGAAGCGGTCCGAGTCCACATCGCACGAGCCGGAACCATCCTTGCAGAAGGGGCCAAACTTGGGGCCGAAGGAGGCCTCGGCGAACGCCGTCTGGTCGTTCGGGATGGTGCTGCTGGGCGCAGTGTAGAAGTTGCGCTCGGCGTCGCGCTTCTTTTCAAACGGGTGGATAAACTCCGAAGCCTGCGCCACCTCCTGCTTGACGCTCGGGTACCAAGCCGCCGCCGGGCGGTCTGGGCGGTCCGTGTAATCCGTGTAAAGGACGTTCGCCATGGGGTTGTCGATGGTCGGCATCGTCACGGTGTCGCGGCCGAACCACGGGGTCCGGCCGTCTGCAAAGGTGGGGCGGAGCTGGCCGTCCGGAATCATGTTGGACGTGTAGAGAAAGTAGAGCACGGCGAGGACCAGGATGCCCAGCGCGAGGATACGGGCGTCGCGCTTGATGAGGTACAGGATGCACATGGCGTAGACGATGAAGCGGGTCGTGGCTGCGACGCGGTCCTTGGACGACTGCATGGCCGTGGGCCAAAACTCGAGGAGCTTGTCGGATCTGAAGACTTCACGCGGATCCATCTCTACTTTGGGCCCTGATTTTTTTACAGCAAGGCCGGCGGGGCGCCTGGCTTCCGGGCACCGGCGGGACGGCGACGGACCTGACGCTGCCCGGGGCGCGGCGGACGTGCTGGAGCAGCACCGCCCATAAGGGCCGCGAAGGGGTTGCCACCGCCGCCGCCCATCAGGCCCGACAGGAGGCCCTGCATCGCAGCCGGGTCGAACGCGCCACTCTCGGCGCACTTCTTGGCCGCGGACTCGATCGCCTCGAGGGTCTCTGGCGGGAACATCGAGAGCGTCATACCGAGGATGTGCAGGGTCTGCATGTACTGCCATATCGCCCCCTTTGTGGCCGCGCTCGTCTCTGGGGTCCAGATCACGTGCAGGTTGATATCCTTGAGGAAATCAATGTCTTTCGCATTTTCGAGAAAAAAGGATTCATCCTTGGCCATGAGCTTGTTCGCGTGCGGACCGACCGACTTCATGAAGCCCTCGAGGGTCGCACGGGGCGTGGCGACCCGCGCCACCTCAAAACCCGCCTGGAACTTCTGGATGCTCTTCTCTTCTGGAAATGTGAGGACGAGCTCGTTTAGGAATTGACCCATCATATCATTGAAGGCGTCGAGCGAGCTCATTAGTAATTTATCTTTTGATCTTTTTAAGCTGGATTTACCACAACCTTGGGCGGGCCAGTCACGGGCACCGTCAGCGCAACCTTGGCCATGTTACTAGGGTTGTTTACATAAGCGTTTACAATGTTGACGGCTTTTTTCACCCCGGCTGGGACCGGAGGCTGCGCGGCGGTAGGCGGCGTCGCGCCACGCCACTGGAAGAGCATCAAAAATGACGCCAGGAAGGCCACAATACCAAAAACTATCAGCAAAATAGGGGTCTTGCCCTTATTCTTGCGCCCGGCGCGCATATAAGCGCCCGCACCGATCATACCCAGGCCACCCAGTGCCAACGCGACTTCCATTTATTAAGGACTGAGAAGAGATTCAGAACGGTTCGAGACTTACAGACTCGCGTTGTCCCGTGCCTTGGCTGACGACGAGATAGACGAGCAGGGCCACGAGAAAGGCGGGCTTGGCGTACTCGCTATTCGGCACGTTCGCCTTGCCGTTCATCTTGTTCCGTGCGTAAATGTAGCCCATGGTGACGGCCGCGGCTATGAGGGCCGCTGACCATGGCTGTCTAAAATAGTGATCCATGTGTTACTACTCCTCGAGAGCTTTTTTGCCCACCTCGGGCGCGTCCGGGAACAGAGACTCCCTGTGGACCGCGGCGGGCGCGGGCGTGACGGCGACCGTCTTGGTACCCCCGGGCGTCTCCACTGGCTCGGGGAGCTCAGAGGACTGAATGGTGCCCGCAGCCGGTGCGCCATCTGCAAGGGGCAGCGCCTGCTCCTGCTCGATGTTGTCTACGGCGTCCAATGCCTCGTCTATCGGCGGGCGTTCCTCCTGTTCCTCCTCCTGCTCCCCGTAGCCGTCGTGCTCCATCTCGAGGTTCGACTCCTCTTCGGGCAAGGTCAGGTACGTGTTGAGAATCTCCTCGGTCGGCACGAGGTTCTCGATAGTCTCGCGGATGCACTTGGTGAAGCGCGTGTTCAAGTCGCTGCGTCGCTCCGACAGGGGCTTCTCCTCCGTGATGACCCAAGGCTCTTCGTACAGGTCCCGGGCGCACTCGATAAAGCACGTGTGGACAAAAACATCGTTACTCGGCAACTTCAGAGAAATCTTTTTGCTCGACTTGTCGACCCGGATCGAACTGAGAATCTTCACGTGGATGACGAATACGGCCGCGATGAGCCGCGGGAACAAAGGGCACTCTTTGATGATGTTGGCCACGTGCTGCTTGACCTTGACGTTCGACCATTCACCCTTGACCTTGCGCAGGTTCTGACGGTAATTCTCAACCAATTTACGATCCTTGTTTTCCTTTTTCGTATCCTCCCAGACGTCCCAAAAGGTCTGGACCAGTTCTGGAAGCATGGCGTCAACGAGCTTGCGCGAAAAGCGGCGCTCGGCGTCGTTTAGCACCTCCATTAATAACATTCAGCAAAAGAAACGGGCGGGCGAAGCGCGCCCTTTTACTGAACGAATCTCTCATTGAAGTAGCCCTTCCAATACTCAATCTCTTCCGTGAGGGACCGAATTCTGACGAGAAGCTCGGCTTCAACCTCTTCACGGTGCTTGAGTCTATTTTTCAGACGTTCAATTTCATTTTCAAAAGTTTTGGAAGTGGCTCGGACATCCTTGACCTCCTGTTGACCTACCCAAGTCTTGTGCATTTTAGAGCGCTTGTGCATTACGAGCGACTCCGGGGACTTGTAAGCGAACCCGGGACGGCACGGGCATGAGAGCACGGGAGTAATCTCCATATTTAGGGGGTGGTCACAACGTTTAAGGCCCGTAGAGCCGCAGGATCTCCTTGATTATTTCGTGACGCTTGATATCCGACTCTGTGAACTTGATCACCTCGATGCCCGGGATGGGTGAGTCGGCCAGACGCGTCACGAGGTCAAGGAGGCCGTTATTTTCAAACCCGCGGTCGTGCTGGCCCGTGTCGCCCGTGATGACGAGCTTGGAGTCGCGGCCGAGTCGCGTGAGGACCATGCGCATCTGGTTGGGCGTCGAGTTTTGCATCTCGTCAGCTAGTATCCACGAGTGATCGAACGTGCGACCTCGCATGTAGGCCAGGGGGCACACCTCGATCCTGGACCGCTTGGTGATCTGCAAATAGTCCGTCATGGGTGCGACCCACGGCTCCATCTTTTTGTTCAGGTTTCCTGGAAGGAAACCGTGCTGCTCATCAACTGACACGGCCGGACGGGTCATGATCACCCGGTCGTGGCGCTGGCTGGCGGTCGCCGCCTGACACGCCATCATCGTCTTACCAGTGCCCGCCGGCCCATGCGCGATGATGATGGGCACGCGGGGGTTCTCGAGGAGGGCTTGATAGATGCGATGATTCATTAGTATTTATTTGCCCTTTGCCCTTATCTGCTGGGCCGTCTTTTGGAGGTTCGCAAGGCTTGCGAAAAAGTCGTCTGCGGTGTCACCGGGGGCCGTGGACACACCGGGAACCTCACGCGGCGCGGTTTTGGGTCGGGCCTTTTGCCAATTCACGATAAACTGCCCGGGTTCGAGCCCTTGACTCACGGAGTATCCAGAGATAACGAGCTGGCGCCGCAGGTACACGAGAGCCTCGTCAAAGGGATACATGGGGAACCCTATGACGAAAGGGGGTACGACGAGGGTCACCGACGACTCTCGCCGCTCTGACGCAGCCTTGATTTTTCGAGAAAATTGTTCAAGGATTGTCTTGTACGTCTCCTTGCGAAGGTTGCGCCGGGCGTGTTCCCGGCTGGCTATTTCGGATGCACTGATCATCCGGTCCTGCTATTAAAACTGCACTTGTTTACCGGGCAGCTGACGCGACGCCACCAGGACGCTCTGGAGCTGCTCGTTCAGCGCCTGGTTGATGTCGTCGTAGGGCTGGTACTTGTCGGGCGCGTAGGACTGGAAGGGGCCGTTGCGATCGGGCGAGCTCGAGCTCGTCTTTGTCAGGATCTGGACGCCGCCCGCTGGGGACACGCCGGCAGTCACGTCGTACTGGACACCGAAGAAACCGCGCGTGTCGAGGAACAGGATCCGGGCGTCATAGGTGATGCCGCTCTGGGCACCCGCCTTGGGCGTCACGTAGATGGTCTCGACGGGCTGCAGCCAGGGCTCCTGCTGCTGCAGAGCCTCGATGATAACCTGGATGACGTTAGGGGGAACCTGCGGCGTTTTCGCCTCGGCAAAACCAGACGTCAGGGAATTATTGTTCATGAACAGGATGCCGAGGATCGCGGCGACCGCCCCGAGTATCACAATGTCAGCCTTCATTTACTTGATGCGTCCAAAAAAATTGAACAAAAGAAAGTGCGACTTATAGGATGGCCCTGTTGGTCTTCAGCGACAAATGCCAGTACTGCTTTGACGTCTTGAGTCTCATCAAGCAGCACCCAAGCCTTGGGCAGATGCTCAGGTTCCACAACGTCACCACGCAGGGCCGCCCCAAGACCGAGAAGGTGACGCGCGTGCCGACCCTCATCACGGCCGAGGGTCAGATCCTCGTTGGCGCCGAGGTTAAGAATTGGCTCGAGTCTATGATCCCATCTGATATTGAAATGTGGGACGGCTCGGGGGTGTTTTCAGCCACGCTCGACGGTGACGAGGGCGGTCCGGACATGTTCAGCCTGGACGCGTACGGCACCTCGATGCAACCCATGTTGACAGCCGAACTCAAAGAGAAAATTAACAAAGATCCGAAAGAGGCTTATCAACTAAAGAGTGCCGACAAGTAAACAGGTAAGATGCACCTGAAGACTATTCAGGCGGCAGCTATTAAAGGGATTTTCGAGGTGCTCAAGGATATCATCAATGATGTGAACGTGTACTTTACACCGGCCGGGGTCAAGGTCCTGACGCTCGACACGGCCCGCGTGACGCTGGTCCACATGCTCTTGGCCGCAGAGAACTTTGAGGAGTACACGTGTCCGGCCGAGTTTGCGGCCGGTCTGAACATGGCCAACACGTACAAGTTGCTCAAGTCGGTCGGGCCGTCTGACACCCTCACGATGACCATCAAGGACACCGACTCGCTCGAGTGTGTGATTGAGAATGCGGCCAAAAAGTCCAAGACGAATTTCAAGCTGAAGCTTCTCGACATTAACGAGGATATCCTCGAGGTCCCGGACATTTGCATGGATGTCATCACGACCATGCCGAGCATCGACTTTCAGCGCATCGCCCGTGACATGGGCAACTTGGCCAGCGACATGACGATCACACGCGAGGGCACCAAGCTCGAGCTGGCGTGCCGTGGGGACTTTGCGGATCAGGAGACGACCCTCGAGTTTGCGGACGAAATCAAGTCGCGGACGAGCGCCACGTACAACCTCAAGTACATCAACCTCTTCACCAAGGCGACCGGTCTGTGCTCAAGCGTCCAGCTCATGCAGGACTCCAGTGACGACCAGATGCCCATAGTGTTCCGGTATGGCATCGCCAACCTTGGGGACGTCAAGTTTTACCTCGCGCCCAAAATGGACTGAACTCGATCTTGATCGGTCCTTCATCTTTCAAAAAGAATTTTTTAAAAATTTTTATTTTAAACTTAATTCCATGAGATCCCAGACCACATGAGACCGTGACCCGGGGGAACAGTGGGACCCAGCGAGACCCCACCAGCCACGAGGGCCCTTCGAGTCTTTTCATGTCGTCTGTGACGTCACGGCCCGTTGACTCGACCCAGGCTTTCGCGATTGGTAAGCGCATTGTGTGACCCGTGGGTGGCCATGACGTGCCGAGGCATGTGTGAACCTTGCCCCCGAGCATGTACCTCGTGACCCGCGTGACGCCTTCGGCCGGCACGTCGGCCACCTCGGTCAAGGTCCGATCATCAACTTTAAAAATATTTAAAATTTTGAAATTCTTGGGCCAGAAGAAGTAGACGAGGTCCATATATAAAAGTTTCATAAGAATTATTCCTATTGATGGAGGCGCGTTTCAACGAAAAGGTGCGTGAGTATCAGGATCTTATTGCAGGGGCTGACCCGCGGGAGGTGCCGGCCCTCGAGGCCGAAATGTACGAATACATGGCGCGTACGGCGCCCTTTATCAGGGAGTATCACCAAGAGTCGACGGCCGAGACGAGCACACGGACCGTGGCCAACATCAAGATTTCGTCACGCAAGGGTGTGCAGCGCCAGGACATCTACCAGGCCTACCTGGCTGACGTCGAGGAGGTGCACGGGTCGGCCAAGACGGTCGACAAGTGGCGGAAGCCCTGTCCGAACTGCGGTGCAAACTTTTCATTTAATTTTGACGAGGCCCAAAGCGAGGACTCTTGTGTGGAGTGCGGCTACGTCGAGTACGTGCAGGGTGAGGAGATTGGGTTCAAGGAGGAGCAGGAGATGGAGAAGAACATCGTGTACAGCTACAAACGTGAGAACCACTTCAACGAGTGGGTCTCGCAGTTCCAGGCCAAGGAGTCCACGAGCGTCCCACCCGACGTCATCGACCAGCTCCGGGCCGAATTCAAAAAACAAAAAATTAAAGAACTTTCTGAAATTACTCATGAAAAGGTTAAAGCTCTGCTCAAGAAGTTGGACAAGTCAAAATACTACGAGCACGTGCCATACATCACGACGATTCTCAACGGGATTCAGCCCCCGACAATGAGTCAGGCCCTGGAAGACCGGCTACGACTCATGTTCCATCAGATACAGAAACCATTTGAGAAACATCGGCCAAAGGACCGTAAAAACTTTTTGAGCTACTCTTACACCCTGTACAAGTTCTGCGAGTTGCTTGGCGAGGACGACTACCTGCCGTGCTTCCCGCTCCTCAAGTCAAAGGAGAAACTTTACAAACAGGATGAAATTTGGAGGGGCATATGTCAGGAGCTACGCTGGCAGTGGATACGCACAGTCTAGTGACTCCGCCCGCGGCCACGCATGCCCACGAGCGCCCGGGCCGCGTTTCTATTGACGTTGGTCATGGCCACATTCACGTTACGCTGAGCCTGCTTCTCCGCCTTGCGCGTGAGCTTCAGGTACTCGCGCTTCTCCTGAGCCGTCAAGGGTGCCGAAGTCCGCTTGACCTTGTTGATAAGGGACTGGATACGGCGCTCCTCGTTGGCCGTCACGCGCTGGTTGATGCCCGCGAGGTTCGCGCGGATCTTCTGGTTGCGGGCCATGGCTGCCGCATTCTCCTTGGCCTTGGCCTTGGCCTTGAGGCGGGCGCGGAAGCCACCTACGTGCGCACGGGCGGTGCGAGCGGCGGTGCGGACGCGGATGCCCGCCGCCTTGACGCGCGCAAGGGACCGGCGCATCGTGCCGACCACCGCGTTGCGGGTCGACTTGACGTAGCCGTGGACGACCGCCAGGCCCTCGCGGACCGTGGTGATCTTGCGGTGGGCCCACGTCTGAATCTGGGCGGTCCGTTCGAGGATCGCGTCACGAACGTGGGCCGGCAGCGCGTACAGAGCCTTCAGGAGGCGCGCGACCGCCTTGAAAAACTTGACGGTGCCGGCGCGCGCCACGGGGGCCCCCGCGCGCAGGACGACCATGAGGCCCTTGGCCGCCGACATCAAGAGGGCACCGACAGGGCCGTTGTAAACCTTCTCGATGATGACGAGGCAGAGGATGATGCAGAACCCGTAGAAGCTGCCCTTGACGTAAGGGGTCACGCGCGCAATGAACGCCGCCGCCTCGCTGCTCAGCTGCGTAGCGATGGCCGTCATGGCCGCCGCGCTCGCCGCGTTCATGCCACCGGCCGGCAACTGGATCGTAACGGGCTGAGGCGCAGGGGGCGCAAGGCCGCCACCCGTCCGGAGAGCGTGCCACATTGCGCCACCGAAACCACGCGCAGCCTCACCTATGATCATCGCACCACCACCTGGTGGTTGGTGTGGAATCATCGCCATTTTATATTATCATCTAAATATTTTTACTTTGTCAGGGACGTCTTGAACTTGGACGCGTACTTGGTACGGATCCACTTGGCGTCAGACTTGTAGATGCGGCTGGCGCGCGGCAGGGTCCGCTTCGTCAGGGTCCCGATAGCCTGCAGGCGGCGAAAGACGGCCAGGGGTGCCTCCTTGCCCTTGCTGATCGCCTTGCTCAGCGACTTGTGACGATTCGTCTTGGCCTCGACCGGGTGGTACCCGTACGAGGTCAGCATGCCCTTCTTCAGCCGGCCGATCAGCTTCGGCCCCTTGCCGATCGCCCCCACATCGTAGGTCGGCACCGGTTTCACGCGCGTGAAGCCCGCCTTCCGCATGTACGTGTAGGACTTGCGACCCGGGATCGCCTTGACGGTGATCTTCTTGGGGGTCCGGTGCATCGTGTAACCCGAACGGATTATGTGCCTCATTTAATAGTCTCCTAGATTTTTGTCCATAGACGAAGAGTTCGAGGCCGTCCGCTCCAAAGTCGAAAATGTCCATATTTTCCGCATCGATGCAATAGTTCGGGTAATCATATCTGTGCCTCAGACGCAGGACCCCCGCAAACACGTTGCCAATGTACGAGGCCAGAGACGTTGATGGCCCCTTTGCTGGCGGTGGGGGTGTGATGCATATCATGAGTATCTCGTGCTTGGGGCGCGTGACGAATGGCAGGCCGGGGGAGTCCTCCTGGAAGCCGCCGTCTATGTAACGCCATTCTCCAATCTTGACGGTCGAGAAGAGCAACGGGACGGCGATGGAGGCGCATATGGCGTCGAGGACGCTCGTGTCCGGGTGCGTCTCGTGTGAAAAGTACTCGGTCTGACTGCGCTCTGTGCAATAGGCCGACACGTACAGAGTCACGGGCCGCCTGCTCCACAACTCACTAAAGGTCATGTCCCGCAATTTAAATTTTTTCAAAATTGCTTTGGACAGAGCCTTGCGCACCTCGTGCATCGGCACGAGTCCAAAATTTGTCAAAAAGTTTTTAATATTTGGTTTCATGAGTTTGTCAACTTGGATGGCCAGCGCGAATTCGAGAATGGCCGGGATGGACCCCTCAAAGACGACCCACAGAAAAGAGAGGATCGCGCCCGCGCTCGCCCCGCTCACAGCTCGTACCTCGTGGGTGTCAACCTGGGACAACTGACCTAAAATGGCATAAAAGGCCATCGCGCCCGGCCCCAAAACAAGCCACTTTGGCAGGCCCATGCCTAATAGTAAGTAGGAAAGGCAATTCTTAAATACGAAAAGATAAAGAGGAAGACGACGCCCTTGAGGACCACCTCGATGCTCTTGTCGACGGGCACGGGTGCGATGCCGAGGAGACCCGAGAGGACACCCGTCATGATGATGTCGGTCCGAGTCAGGGTCAACTTGAGGATAAACTTGATAATGATCCATGAGATGAGCGGCACGAGTAACGCGGCATAGCTCCGCGTTTGATCGAACGCTTGGACCATCATGAATATAGTCGCGGGTACGGCCACCTTGGGAGCGGCCAAGTCAAGCATTGTTTGTTAGTACAACTGAATATAATGTTCGAGCCAATTCTGAAAGGCCTGGACGTCCATTTCCTCACGCATATTTAGGCTCTTCCATAGAGCCACGACGGGAAGACGGAGGTCCACGTCACGCCACCACTTTTCCTGGTTGTGCAGGAGGTCGCAGTATTCAGCCACGCCGTAACGGGCCAGTACTAGGGCGTGGTTGTCCCAGGCGAAACCCTGGATCCTGCAGACATCTGCGTAAATTTCATCACAATACATCGCCTCCCAATCCTCTGGATGGAGGGGCTCCGGGCTCTCTTCACGATCGGGGTCCGAGTCGGAGTCATCCTGACCCGATCGCCTGAACAGAGCGTCGCGCGAGTACTCGTCACCGAGACCCATTTGTTTACTTGTTTGTATAGGGCGTCTAAGCCTTAAGCCCACTTACCGAGACTGAAGAAACCTCCTTGACGGGCTGAGCCGCGATGATGGCCAGAAGGGCACCATCGGCCCGGGCCGCATCCTGCTCGAAGTAAGTCATAAGACCAACGCGAATAACATCTTTGGTGATGCCACCCTTGGTCTTCTTCGTCTTGAGGTTCACCTTGACCTTATCCTTGACCTTCACGGTGTCAATATCGTTCTGAGCCATATGGGTCGTCACAAACGCCTTGAGCTCCTTCTCACGTTTATTGAGAACGGCGAGATCCTTGCGGGCCGCTGCGAGCTGAGTCTTGAGGCCGATCCATTCGTTCATAACCTGAGCGAAATCCATTACTTATTTTTAACATCTTATTTGCATTCAGTGAACGCGCTTTACTGGTACTCCGGGCTGATCTCGAAGCGAGGGCGCATGGTATCAGGGGGGATCGTGCTGAGGTTAAAGATCGAAACTGGGTCACGCGGGTTGATGGGCTCCGAGCGGAACTGCTGGTTCGCGTTGCGCAGGACGCCGCCCAGCGTCTCCGGGTAACCAATCTGGCTGCGCGGGTCCAG